TGTCCAACAAGTCCACAGTTAGTTCCAACTTGTGCAAACGCAAACGTAAATGGTTGACCAACAAAACGTTGTGTGAACAATGCAGTATCAGTCCAAACATAGATTGCATCTCTACCTCTGATTGCTCCTCTGATCTGTGATCCGTCAGCCAGTCTTTGTGTACCAGCTGTATTAGTTGCTGTAGGTGTATAGGTGTTTATATCTTCTTGATCTGAGAATCTTACAAACATATCGTCTTGAGTTGTTGGATCACCAATGGTTGTTTCTGTTCCAAAAAATACTAAGTGTCTATCCGGTGTAGATACTAACATATGTCTTGATGCAGTTGGTGCACCAGATATAATTGTTGCTCTTGAGTTGGTCGCATCTGTTGCTGCAGAATTCCATTCAAATACAGCGCTATCGTGAATTAAACAAATCGCTTTATCACCAAAGTTATCTAGTGACCACATACCTGGTTCAATAACTAAATCTCCTGATGCAGCTTCACCCCAAGCAACAAAATCAGTTGTGTTTGTAACTGATGCACCAGAACTATGTGTTGCAGCTGTTGTTCCTCTTACTTCTCTTGTAACTCCTGTTAGTTCTTTTGATGCACTAATACCCGTGTAAGATATTTCTTCATTTCCTATTTTTACAAAACTTGTACCGGCTGTTGGAAACAAAGCATCGTTTACTAATATAATACCTGTGGTTTGTGAAGCATTGATACCTGCAGATAAAGTAGTTGTTGCAGCACCTACGTCTTCACCGCCCCAAGATCCAAGAGACCAACCAAAACCTTTTGCTTGAACTGCTGGCCCTACAGGATAATAATGTTGTACTCTAATACCACCTGATGTTGTTGCACCAGATCCTGTTTCATTAGATGGCATTGTAATGGTTATTGTTGTAGAAGTTGGTACACTTGTTACCATAAATTTTTTATCATTAAAATCAGATGCACCAAAATTAGAATTAGTTATTGTAGAAAAACTATCTAACAATACAATGTCAGATGCACTAATACCATGATCACCACTAAATGTTATTGTTACAACTGCTGATCCATTAGTCGTGCTAAATGCGCTTGTAAGAGTTGTCGTAGTTTTAATAGGGTGTATGTCATAATATGCACCGCCAGAGTATGCATATAAAATTCTGTTTGTGCCAATAATAGCATATTTTCTAGCAGAACTATTTACAAAGTGATGAAGACCACGACCTGCGCCTGTAAGATTATCCGATCCTAATTGTGACCAACCACCTATTTTTTCAGGTGTACCATATCTAAATCTAACATTATCACAGTCTATCCATTGACCTTCTGCACCAGTAGGTGTGAGTTGTTTATTAATTCCTGGCTGAAAACCTATCTTTTGTAACATAATAAATCCATATATAGCAAATTTATTACTTTTTTAACAGAATAAAAGCACGGGGGTGTGGTTGTGGTGGACCCCCGCACCAGTCTATTTTATAGACTATTTTTTAGATGTAGTCAACTTAGATCCTTTGAACCAAGCTGGTAAACCTAGTAAAGGTCTTTTATCTAATGCGTTTTCTTTAGCAGTTTTAGAACCTGCTTTATTATAATGTAAAAATACTTGTCCACAGTCTTTACCTGTAAATTCTTCTCTCCAGTGTTCTAGATCACAACCAGAATATATTAACATATCACCTGGTTTTAAATCTACTTTGATACCTGCTTGACCTGTTTTACCTGTAGGATCAAGATATATTGGCCACGGGTCACCACCTAGATTTAGTGTTGTAGATATCTCACATGAATATCTATCTTTGTGTCTAGCTAGCACATCACCTTTTTTATATATTCTTGCATAAGAATATGTTTCACTTAATTTTAATTTAGTATGTTTTTCCATTACAGGTTTAACTTCTTGTAATAAAGTTTCCATAGCAATGTCACCATAATGTGAATAAGTATTTGGAACTTGATCGTCATTCCATACACCCCAATATTCTGTAAAAGGTGAAACGTATCTTGAATCAAATAATACTCTTGCAACATTTCTTTTGTTTAAGAAATATTTATATACAAAGTCTGCTAACTCTTTTGAGATAGCTCCTTTTAATACGCTGTATTTATTTGTTTTGAATGACATCGTTTTCTCCTTTATATTTTAATACTGCATTTGGTATTGCCTGACAGTTCCAATGTATGAATCTAAATGGTTCATAACCCATATCAGTTATATATTGATGTGGCATATATGATGGAAAGAATATCATTTTACCAGGACTGACTTTGTAATTAATTTGTGTAGATGCATATGTTACATCCTTTTTATTTTTCTCAGGTAAAAGATTCATTAAGTTACCTGGTCTTGGGTCTTCAAACAATGGCATTGAAGTCGCCTCACTAGCTTTTAAAAAATAGAAACCAGATATGTGACCATTCCAATGTGTATGTAAAGTATGATAACCTGCTCCTTTTTGTGCAAACTCTTGTACCCATAATTCTGTAATAAACACAGTGTAATTAGTTAAATCAAAACCCATTTCTACTAATAGATTATGAGCTGTTGCTCCTACATAATTTTGTAACTCTGCAAATTTTGGATCACCTATTAAAGATGTTGAATGAAAGACATGTCCCATATCACCTTTGTTTCCAAACTTTTTATTTCTTTTATCTATTGTTTCTTTTAAATTTTTCTTTGATGCTTCAATATATGGATCAGATGCTTTGTTTAATGATTCAACAAAACCTGGTTCTTCTGCGTACCAAATAGGACATTTAAATAAATCTTCTCTTGCTAATTGTTTTGGATANACAAGAGGACTTGCTGGTTGTTTTACTTTTTGTTTTTTATTCTTTTTCTTTTTCATANTNCTCCTTTATNTAAANGGNNNTCCTAAATTCCANATNACNAAACTNTNTCNTNNTCCTTTTTTAACTGGACANACTCTATGCCACACAAAACTAGGAAATACAACTAAAGATCCTTTTGGTAATATCTCAGTGCATTTTCTTATATTAGGTTTTTTGTCTGGGTCTTGATTTCTAAAATCAAATTCTAATTCACCACCTTTATAGTCTTTAGGATCTGATAAACTAACTGTTACAGATAGTTTTCTAATTTTACCATTAGATGGATCATTTCCTTCTCGTTGATAGGGTCTATCCCAACTATCACAATGCCAATCATAAAACTGACCTTTTTCATATTTTGTAAACTGACAAGACTCACTATAATCCCAATTAAAATTCCAACCTGCATTTGCATTTGCTTGATGAACATAAGGTTGTATCTCTTTATAGATCCATCTATCATTCATCCAAACAATATTTGAATTTCTTTTCTTTTTTAAATCTTTTACTTGTGATTGATTTAATTTTTTATCACCATAACCACCAGTTACAGCCATTTGATCAGAAATAGATTTTCCATATTTAACTATTTCATCACAAAGTCTAGCAGGAACTGCTGACTGAAAATACCAGTAATAATTTTGTAAATTCATATATCTTTATGAATTTAATATAACATTTCTTATGAAACTGTCAATGTTCCTGAAACTGTAAATGTAGCCACTTTATTATTTTGTGGTCCTACACATGATGCAACTGAGTTTGTACCAGGAGAAACTGCTACTCCTGCTTCACTTGGAAATCTTACTACAACTATTCCAGAACCACCATTACCTGCATCTGCGCCTCCATCACTGTTAGCACCACCACCTCCACCACCTGTATTAGCTGATGCACTTGATCCAGCACTACCAGCTCCTGATCCACCTGCTGCTCCTCCACCAGAACCACCACTACCTCCAGAACTACAACCACCACCGCCACCACCGCCTGCTTTTGAAATAGGCGATCCTGGAATATGTGTGGTTGCTCCTGCTCCACCATTACCACCATTAGAATATGGTTGAGGACTAGTTGGACTATCTTGACCTGCTGCTGTTGCACCACCACCACCTGAACCTGGTCGGTCACCTCCATCATTTCCTTGCGGAGGACTTACTGGTGGTGTGTTACCAGATCCACCTGTTGAACCTCCACCACCTGATCCACCGTCTTTTCCTACAGCTGGAGAACTTTGATTACCACCACCTCCACCACCACCTGTAGATGTAATTGTTGAAAAAACTGAATTATTTCCGTTATCACCTCTAGTATTTGTACCACATCCACCTGATCCACCAGCACCAATTGTTATTGAATAATCTCCTGCTTCTAAAGTTAAACCTGTTACACCGCTTCCTAATGGTGATACTGTATAACAACCTGTATTACCGCCACTAGACTCTCTAAATCCTCCAGCACCACCTCCACTACCAAAATCACCTGATGAACCACCTCCACCACCACCAGCAACAACCATGTAGTCCATAGCATATTTAATAAGTTTTGGCCATGTTCCAGCTCTACTAGCACTTAATTGACTTTGCATTGACCATATGCCACTTGCTTTATTTAATTCTTT